TGGTATTGCATCTGGTGTAACTATTACAGATGAAAACTGTGAAAGAATAAAATTATCTCGTTCTCTTTATGCTATGGGAATGAAAGTAGCAGCAGTATCTACATTATGTGCCGATCCAAGAATATTTGATTCAATGTGGATGGCTGGAACTTATTGTCCTTATATGGGTAAAATAGGTTTAGAAGCCAAAGAAGGATGGGAGGCTAACCCAACTTTAGTACCGAAAGGTAGCACAGTTTTTACACATAAAGAATCAATAATAGATGAAGAAAAGGTAAAGAGTGATGACGAATTTAAAAAGTTTATGTTTTACGCTATGGCTTTTTATATCGGTATTCCTATCCTTTTCTAGTAAAGGAGTAGATTGCGATACAGATACTATAGGTCTTTGTACTCCTACAATAGAAGAAATAATTGATGAAGTAATAACTGAAACCATTGAGCATGAAGCTGATGGTATTACAATTACTACAACAACAGAAACAACCACAACTACAACTACAGTTACAAATGAATCTTCAGATGATATTTTAGATGGCGATAATGATTATGTAGTTACCTCAAAAGAAGGTGATATGGATTATGACTGGGGTGGTCAAGGCCCAGCATCAATGAGGTCAGGTACTTATTGTGGTGATTTAGGTTCAGATAAATGTGCTGAAATAACTGGTTCAGGTAATTTAACATCAACTATGGGAGTATCAGGAATGGGTACTACCTTTATACAAACTGTTAATATATCTGATTTAGATTTTGATAAAGGTGGGCGCACCAATTACACAATTAAAGTAGAAAAAAGGGATGCACAAGATTCCATCTATATGCACATTACAGGTAAAAACGGAAACACTAATGTTTTTTCTGGTACTGATGTATTGTCTGCTAGTGGTACAGCTAGTGGTTATCAAGCCTACGAAGGTGGTTGGGATTTTAGTGGCAGCTTAACTACTATTATAGTTGAAGTAGGAGGTAGAGATATAAATCTTGCAGTAGGGCCCTTGTTTGATGATGTCACAGTTCAGGTGCTTTATAATGTTGTCAATACCATTGTCACTCAATCCATAACTTCAGTAGAACAATTTATTGCTTTAAATATAGATGCACCAGAGGAAGTTATAGATGTAGTTGAAGATATATTTGATTCAAATGAAATGGTAGAAACTGATACAGGTTATGAATTAGAACCTATTGAGTTAGAAGAACCTAGCTATGAAAGTATTGAAATAGAAATAGAAGAAATAGAAGTAGCTGAAATAGAAATGGAGATAGAAGTTGAAGAAGAAATCGAAGCTGAAATCGAGATTGAATCCGATAGCGAAACTTCTGTCGAACCCTCTGTGGAAGCAGAAGATAGTTCTGAACAAGAAGAAGTACAACAGGAAGAAACTAAGGAAGAACCAAAGTCAGTAGCTAAAGCTAGTTCTAAAGAAAAGGCAGCTAAAAAAATTATGAAAAAAATTGATGATAAAAAAAGGTACGATAATGTTTCACAAACTAAAACATTAGTTGTGATGCAAGTGTTAGGAAACACCAAGACTTTTTTTGAAAGCCAACAATCTTTGGTTGATAGAGAAGGTTTTTTTAGTAATGTGACTTTACCTGATACAGTTATATCTGATAACGATATGGCTAGTTATTTTCTTTTTGTTGGAAGTGATGGTTTAATGAATGATATGATAGATAGTCAATGGCAGAATTAGACGTAGGAGGTATTAAATTTAAAGGTGGTAAGATTGTAGTTATTATTACAGCTCTTACTACATTTGGTGGAAGTCTATGGGGAGGCTTTGAGTTTTACAAAGATTACCTAAACATGAAAGACACTATAGGAACTTATGTTGCTCCTGATTTAAGTGGCTTTGATAAAGAATTAGAATTGATTGATCAGAAAGTGAATATGCTTCAATCAGAAATGACTATGATTTTACAAGAAGTAGAGTTAGTATCGGATGTTGCTAAAGAATTAAAGAATGATTTAAAGGATGACGTCAGAAGAATTGAAACGATTGTTGAAGATGTTGAACAAAGAGTTAAACAAGACAGTAGAGATCAACAAAAAGACCTTAACGAACTTGTTAAAGGAATTGAAGAAGATATGGAAAAGTTAGAAATTAAAATAGATAAACAAATTAAGGCAGCATTAGATAATCCTCTAAATGCTTTGAACAAATAATATGTTTGGTTATTGCTATTTTATGACCATAGAAATGTATTATGTTTAAGGTATGGTTGTTGGTAGCTTTATTACATACACCTAGTATGCCTAGCGTTAAATATCAGGCACACATTTATGGCACAGAACAAGAATGTTATGAATCATTGGCTGAGTTTTTAAATATATATGAAAAAAAATCAGATGAATATAAACAATATACTAAAGTAGATGGTCATTGTTTAGAATTTGAATCATTTCCAATAGCGAGATTAATGAGTAATGTCTGATTGGGAAAGACAATATCAAGAAATAACTAAATCTCTTGATGAGATTAAAAAAGATGTCCGTGAAAATAAACAACAAGTTAATGCTTTAAAAGAAGAAATGGCTACAGGTAGAGGAGCATTAAAAGCAGTTGCTTGGATTGGTTCAATACTAATTATTATATTTACAACATTGAGGTTATTTAACTATAATCCTTAAATGAAATTTCAGGGCCATAAAGTCCTAGTAATAGGGGATACCCATGATAGTCCTCATATCCCACAAGATAGATTTAAGTGGATCGCTAAACATATTAAAAAGATAAAACCTGATTATATAATACACATAGGCGATTTCGGAAGTTTCGATAGTCTTTCTTTTTTTCAAGCTAATGATACACAACAAGGCAAGTTAAAAGATGCCTTTATGATAGATATAAATTCTATGCGTGATGCATTAGCTATACTTAATGAAGCTGTTGCAGAAATACCACATCACATTTGTTTGGGTAATCACGAATTAAGAGTACATAAATTTGAAGAAAAGATACCTGAAATACAAGGTATGATGAAGAAGGAACTATATGATTCTTTCTACAATTATGGCTGGACTGTGTCAGAATATGGTGAATTTAAATATGTAGGAGGTGTTGCTTTTGTCCATGCTCCCTTAAATATAATGGGTAGAGAATATGGTGGCAAAAATGCTGAAGTACAAATAGCTAATGATTCCTTACATGATCTAGTTTTTGGCCATACACATAAAGCAAGGGATTGGAAAGCTCCTAAGATTGGGAATAAAAAGTGGGTAAGGATAATAAATGTCGGTTGCAGTTTACCTTATGGTCATATAGAGGAGTACGCAAAACTGAATATGAATGGTTGGTCATGGAATATAACAGAGCTTGGTATCTGGGATAACCATATCCAAGAGAATACATTTATATCTATGGACAGATTGGAGAGAGAATATGGAAACTATTAAAAGCGTATGGAAAGGTCTTTCAAAAAAAGGAAAGATTTTTTTTGGTGGTGTAGGAGTTATACTAGCTTTGGTTATCATTAACTACTTCGTATAATGCTACCAGCATTAGGAGCAATAGGCCCTATCGCTAAAATGGTAGGAGGAATACTTGATAAAGCTGTTCCTGATAAAGACCTAAAAGAAAAGCTAAAACATGAGCTTAACACTCAATTAATTAATGGTGACCACGAAGAACTTATTGCCAAGTCAGAAATAATTAAGGCAGAAGCTAATTCAAAACATTGGCTAACTGCTACTTGGCGACCAGCTCTGATGTGGATTTGTATTATTGTTATTGCTAACAATCATATAATAGCACCATTTTGTAATGCTTTTTTAGGAACAAGTATCGAATTATCTATACCTGATCCTATGTGGAATCTACTTACTATCGGTGTTGGAGGTTATATAGCTGGTAGAAGTGGTGAAAAAATAGCTCAAAATTGGCAACAGAAGCCTAAATAAGATTAGTCTAGGGGTCTAGTACCCCTATACTATTTTAGCCATCTCAGAGGCCAAATTTTCAGCCCTTTTGGATGTCTGTTTTGCCCAACGACTATCCAACATTTGCTTACTCGCCTCTAAATAGTCCTTCACAGCAATAGCTTTAAGCATTTTTTTGAACTTTCCTACACCAGCTGGGCCTAATTGGAACACCATTTCTGTTAAAATAGACAGAACTCTAGGGTTCATTCCACTAACATCATGCTCGTATAGTTTTTCAGCTGCTCTTGCTGCTGCATTAAAATCTACTTTAAACTGTTTTTCTAATACTTCTTTAGGGTATTTCTTATCATCTACCCAACCTTCATCCTCAAAACACCTATGCCCATAGCCAATGGTACGGAATCCTTCAGTACATTTGTATACGGTATTTCGGTATCCTTCGTGTTTTTTGATACGATCTTGCGTTTTTTCAATTAAGTTTGTTTCCATTAGTAACATACCTATCTTTCTCCAATTCAGCTAGTGCGTGTTGCAATAATTTCTCGGTAATAATACTATTATTAAATGCACCTGACAAGTTAATTGCAGCTGAAATAAGAGCTATTTGTGTTTGTGTTATTCCATTTAATAAGATGAACTCACTGTCAATAAAGGTATGTATTCTACCCATAGTGCGTTCAACATCTTCGATAGTTACTCCTGTTTCTTTTAAATCTTCATCTAACATAAATAAACTATACATTAGATATAGCGAATTAATATTCACATAAGGAGTGGATAAGTGCCTGTGGCCACACCACTCCCTATGCTATCCTATCAGCCTAGACTAAAGAAGAAAGGAGTAAGACCTTCAGCCTAGAACGGCACATCTACTGAATCGTTAGCAGTAGACGCATTTGTACTAGATTGAGTAGGTTTCGAATCATTCTTAACGATACGAATAATTCCCTCATATCCAGCACAAACTATTTCTGTACGAAATCTTTTTTGTCCTTCGACTTCGTATTCTCGGTATTCTAAAGCACCTTGAACAAATAAGGTTGTACCTTTTTTGGCATACTTTTCTAATGATTCAACTAAAGCTGGTTGAAAAACTACAATGTTATGCCATTGAGTTTTTTCTTTATACTCATCACCAACTTTAATTTTTTTATTGGTAGCTAACCCAAGATTACAAAATTTATTTCCTGTTTTTGTTACTCTTACTTCTGGGTCGCTTCCCAATCTTCCTATTAATATTACTTGATTTATCATCTTTACACTCCGTGTCTTGTAATATTGTGTATATGTCTACCCTCATAGTAGGCCATAAATAATCTAGCTCGTAGCATAGATTAATCCATCTTTCATACGTTTTTTGTTTTTCTTTTTCCTTTTCTTGCATGGTTTCATCCAATCTAGTTTTGGGCCAAAGTAAATAGCTTTATACTTATTACCTTGATAATCATAATCCCAATACCACTGCCAGATATGTTTACTCATTCCTATCGACAACTTTAAGTTTAGATTTGTTTGCTACACCTTCAGCAATTTCTTTCTTCAGGTTCTCAACATACTTACTGTTATCATGCATCCCAAGAAACACATCTGCACTTAATCCTAAATGACTAAATGCTTTTGTCATAGCGTCTGTCATAGCTTTCTTTGGTGCCTCATCATCTAATGCTCCTGTTTTTCTATACAGTTTTTGAACTGAACATACTGGGCCATAATAATCCCATTCATACATATTAACATTATCTTCAGTAGTACAAAACTTTTTATGAGCTATTGATACTTCAGCAGTTACTATAGCAGTTTGGTTATTATCAGTACCATGATAATTATAATTAACTTTATAATTCCAACCTTCACCTATTGGCCCAAACACTTCAGTCATCTTCATTATTTGCGACATAGGATCAATCGTTGTTATTTCACCAAAACCTTTATTAACTTTTTTGGTAAAGCGTGGGTCAGTCTTTTTAACTTGATCCCAAATATATTTTTTGTCTTTCATATACTCCTCCATACTGTTGCTAATCTACCACTAGAATTTTTTCTTCTTAATTCTGTTTCGATTATTTTTTTCATTAGTTTTAATTCAGTAAATCTTGGTCTTACACTCAAGATACTTAAATTTAATAGATCAGCTACTTCATCAGTAGTTGCTCCATAATCTTTTTTATTTTTAATAATTCCTAACGCTTTATTCCTTATTGATTCAGCTTTAGGTTTTATTTCAAGAGCTGCGTCTTTACTGGTTCCCAGTTTTTTCCAGCTCGGAGAGTACGGATATCGTGATGTTCCCTTTGCCATTCATTTGCTCCTTCTTAAAATTATCCCAATCCATATGATCAGGTGGTTCTTGGTTTTCTTCTAGCATTTTTAAAAATACCAATTCTGCTTTTAATAAGCTCCATTGGAAATCCTTATCTTCGCCTATATGCAATTCTTCCCATTTCATGTTGCCATAAAATACTGATAATATTGCATTATTTAATTCGGTAACCAACATATAATGTTGCATTTGAGGATAATATCTCTCAAATAATTTTTCTGCTTTCATAAAAGCATTACTATGTTTGGCATCCCAAATACTTAATTGGTCAGCTTTAGGATCGTAAGCCAATCCATCTAAACTTCCAACTAAATTCTTATGACTTTTTGATTGAACATAAACTGGGTCTGTTACTTCTAAACCAGTTTGTTTCTTATACCATTCTCTATTGAAAGTTTCTGTATGTATTCCCATTTGTACTGGCAACACATGAGATAAATCTTCTCTTTCGGTAACACCTTTCTTTTCATAGTATAAGTTTTTCCAATCACCAGCAACTATTCGTGCTGCATCAGTTCCACTTATTGTATTTTCACTTGAATGTTTTGTTTCGCTTAAATGGAAATACGTTTCCTTCAGTGCTTGATTTATATTTTTCTTTTTTGGCATTTTCCTCCTTGCGCATAGCTTTGGTTATGATGTTTAATTGTTCATAGGGAATTTCATTTTTTTGAAGTTTTTCATAAAAAATTTTTCTTGCCTCAGGGTCAGAAAATTTATTATGCATGAACATATAGATTTTATCTCTATACCATTGTTTTCTTTTAATGGGATCAGATAAATCAGGTTTGATTGTTTTTCTTCGGTATATACTATTCATAATCTTCTTTTTAATAATTGAACATAATGAATTATTTTATCTAAATCTTCGTCTTTGTTTTTATTTTTATATCTACAAATATATTTAATTATATTTCCTTCGCAAAATCCTAATTCGTTTTCTTGTATAAAATCTATTGGTTGTATTTTAAAATTTCTATAATGATCTCCTCCTACTTGTCTTTCTGTAGGATGTTTGTTTAAAAGATGTGTCATGGCGTATATATTACCTCCTCATCAGTTAATTCTCTTGCAGATACATTCATATCTTTAAGAACTTTATTAATATCTTCTATTGTTAAATCTTCATCAAATGAATAAACAACAAAAGATTTATCATAAACTATTGGGTCAGGTTTTTGACATGAGGTACAATTACCTAAACCATGTTCTTCACAAATTATCATTTGTTTCATGTTACCTCCTTACATTTACCACAGTACCAATATGTACCATTACCAAATACTAAGTCATTAGGATGACAATTACATTTGGCTGGTCTATTTTTTTCTTTGTATTTTACTTTTTCTTCAGGTGATAAGCTGTCAAAGTATGTACCGACTTTTATTCTTGGTTGTCTTTTTCTTCTAGTTTTAGAGTACATCCTAAACTATCTGCCCAACAACAAAATAAAAATCCACTAGGCCTCCTTATACCAGCTTCCCATTTAGACACTAAACCTTTAGCTACACCTAATATATCATCCATATCTATTTGTGTATAGCCAAGTTTATGTCTTTTTGCGACAAACTGTGTAATGATTTCGGTATGAAATTTTTCACCTAATGCTTTAGCCATACATTATTGTATGAATACTTAATCGTTGCTGTCAAGTTACGACTTTGCTCTTTCTCTTACAAACATTACTTTATCTGTTTCATTCCAATTATAAATTCTTTCTATTGTATCTATATAATCATTTATATTAGTACAATGAACTAGTTTTGCACTATTAAGTTTTAATTTTCTTAACCATTTTGCTTTGTTAAAATTTTTCTGAAACATTATTCTTAACATAGCAAATAAGAATGTTCTTTTATTCCAACTGTCGTGGTATGGTTTCATTTTTCTTAAATATTGTGCTATTTCTTTTGATTCTTGAAGGTCTATAATTTCTAATGTACCATTTTTAAATACATCAGTACCAACTCTACTGTATGATCCATATAAAACTTCTAATGATACATAATTTGGTAATTCAAAACTTCTCTTAAACCAATCAAAAATATGATATGGTTTTAAATGATAATCTTTAGGATGGTTTCTTTTTTCTACTTCCATATAAGAATATAAATAGTCAGAAAAATCCCAGTTTTTAGCGTTTTTATTAAGCTCTCTTACATCTTGTAATTCTACTTTATCATCTTGAATTATATAATATAATGGAAGGTTTAGTTCTCTTAAAACCATAAATCTATGTTGACCATCTAGTATTCTAAATTCAGAATCTACCATTATAGGTGTTGGAACATATCTCTCCTCAATAGACTTACGAAGATTCATTACATGACGCTGATTAACAGGTCTATTCCCATCAAGGAATCTGAATTGTTCGTAGTTAGTAGTCTTATTGATTTTATTTTTCATAATTTTGCTCCTCTATTTTATCTTGTAAATCACAAATCTGATTTTTTAATGTAGATAAAGATTGTTTAATATTTACTTCATCATCATTTCTTACTTGTTTGCAAAATGCTCTTACAACATGGAATATATCCATATCTCTAATATTTACATATTCTGCTTTGCTATTAGAAAAATATGTTTCTTCTATGTTCCACATATCTGTTGGAACTGTTATTCCTAATTTGTGTAATCCACTACATAATTCATGTATTTTCATAATTACTCCTTAACCATTGGGGGAGGCGTGAGCTGAGCTGACTGGCCTCCCTAGTTCTACTATATACTTTCTTAGTAGGCAGTATAATACCCATGAGGGGCTACCTCATTATTCAGTAGAATGTTCTTTAAAAATTAGATGCTATTGCAGCTGGTGCAAAGCCTCTTAAATTT